AAAGCCTTATTAATTTAGGGCTTTTTTTTTGGAGAAATAAAAATGTCAAAACTAAGTATTACATACATTGGTGATAAGCAAGAAAAACCCGATACAGTGACAAATTCGCGTTATGTATTTCCTCGATTAAAACCAGTTGAGGTTGAAGCAGAGCTGGCTTATCGATTATTGAAATATGCGAGTGTATGGGTATTAAGCGAAGATGCAGAAGATATAATTGCAGCTAAAGAAGCTAAAGATGCGGCTATCAAAGAAAAACTGGAAGAAGAAGCCAAACAAGCACAAAAAAAGGTCATTGATGAAAATATGATGGTTATCGTCGGTGATGACATAATTGATATCGCTAAATACAGCAGTAAGCAATTAGAAACACTTGCAGTTGCAAATGACTTAATTATTACAACTAAAGTAAAACCCGTCGCTCCTTACCGTAAAGCTATTCGTGATGAGTTACGCAAGTTAAATGGTACACCTGACACTCAAGAGTGAAACTAATGGCGCAACTTAAAGATTTACTGCAGCTTGTACGTGAAAAATGCTCAGGAATGCTTGATCAGCAAGCGATTGATCAGCTTAAAAAATCCTATCGAAGTTTTTGTATTGAATCAGGATATGTAAAGCAAAGAGAAACAGCCATCCGAAATATTGATGGATCTGTCACGCTTTACCCTGAGCTAGATCATTACATCATATCAATTAATACCGTAATTGAAACGAAGTGGAGTAAAGAATTAAAACAGAGTATTGACTATACAGTGAACTCAGCTAATGAAATTACATTATTGCCTGATCACCAAGAAGTTATTGTTGATTACTCTATTGCGCCAATACTACCCATGAGTGACTCAATTGATGCTAGCGAACAGTTGTTGCAGCGTTGGCCTGATGAATTGGCCTCTGGTGCTGCCGCGTTATTGCGTCGAATGCCAAAAAAGCCATGGACTGACTTTGAATTAGCTGATTATTACTACCGAGATTTCGTTAAGGGGCACCGAGAAGCCTATAAAGTAAGTGTAACAGCTAACGACGAAATTCAATTTCAACCACAGTCAACAAGGAATTTTTTCTAATGGCAATTATTACATCTAATGAAATATTGTTACGCGTAAACAAGTTACTCAACGATCCAGTTTTTGTACGATGGAGCAAGCAAGAATTACTTGACTATTTGAATGATGCACAAAAAGCAATTGTTATTCGCAGACCAGATGCTTATACCGTTGATATTGATAATTTTGTCTGCGTAGCAGGAACTAAACAAGCGCTACCTGGCGATGCGTTACGTTTAATTGATATACCGAGAAATTCAACGGGCAGAGCAATAAAAGGACCTTACGATAGAATTGGATTAGATGATAATTATCCAACTTGGTATTCTGGCAATACAGCGACCGAAGCAGAATTATTTATTTACGATGAACGCAACCCTAAAACATTCTATGTTTATCCAGGTGTCGTAGTTAGTACGCAGTTAACACTAGTTTATTCTAAAGCGCCATCTTCTATTACTTTAGCTGAGAATGATGCAGCTATTACAATTTCACTCGATGATATTTATATGAATGCAATTATCGAGTGGATCTTATATCGATGCTATATGAAAGATGCTGAATATGCGGCAGACCCAAACAAAAGCTTAACTCACTTGAACGCGTTTAAGATGCAGATAGGTGAGAAATCACAGGCTGATAGTTCAATGGCTGGCAAGGTTATCAAGGAGTAAATAATGGGTGCAAGTGCGGGTGCTTTATATAGAGTTGGTACAGTTAGCGTTACTAATTTAAGTGTAAATGTTGTTGGTGTTGGTTCTCAGTGGGTTAATGATTTAATCGCGGTAGCTATTGGTGATTTATTCACGCTTGATATGAAAACGTGGTATGAAGTTATTGCGATCACGGATGATACACATATTACGCTAGATCGTGGATTTGAGGGCATTACAGGCTCAAATCTAAATTATGCAATTATCAGAAACACTTCTGGCACTGTACTCACCAGAATTGCAGGGCAAATAACCGTACAATTTAATCAAAAACAGTTATTTTTAGATGAATTGCGCACTTGGTTAAATTCCACTAATGCCGCAGAAAATGTTACCGATAGCCATGGTTTGGTTAGCACTATAACTACGCCGACTCAAATGGCGTTAGAACATTCAACGCGTATTGCGCAAGTAGACTCGCTAGTTGGCAGCGTTCAAGCCATGACTAAAGCAGAGTTTGACGCAAATAGAGAAATAAACAAAAGCCGATTTGTGGGTAGCGGTGAAGATTCTAACATTGATTTTGCTACGGCTTATACATTGCTAGCAACAGTAGCGAATCAGTTAACGATTAACACAAACGTTAAATATATTGCTGGCGTTCGATGTGTAATGCCAACCTCCGTGATTACATTGCCAGCCGCACCAAATGGATTACAAAATATTGCGGGGGGTGCAGATTTTGTTGATTTAGCCGCAGCAATAGTTGCTGGCGGTACTGGGTTAACTCAATCAGTTATTACCCGTAAAGATTTAGTTTTAGCTAAATTATCATTAGCCAATTATACCGCAAACATTACCGCAGAAATTCAAGATAAAGATAAAAATATTTTTGCTGATAATGGCATATTAAAACAATACTCAGCAAGCTATTTTACGCGTCAAGGTTTGCGCGATTATACCAGCAAGTCGGATGCTATGACAGCCTTTGGCTATACGCAAGATGTTGTTGATAAAGGTTTATGGACAGATGGGGTAGATTACTTTGTGCCAATCGACCTTGTTCAACGACTTAACAAAGGTGCATATCATCCTACATACAACTCCTACGGGTGCGCATATCTAAATGCTACTATCAATTCAGTGGTTTGGAGTAACTCGACAGCGATAGACCCTACCAGTGTTTCAGATTGCTTTAACTCGGTTAATATTACTACCGATAATACAAGTTCTGGTTACAATAATAACACTGGTAAAATTGGTGTGGCAGCACTGTCAGGTCATCCAGATGGTAAATTCTACGATGCAATTTATGCAGGTCAAGTTAAAGATATACGTGCTTCAGCAAGACGTAAATCACCGCAAGAATTATTAAGTGATTATAGTAAAAAAGCTATCGCTGGAACTATCCGCGGTGATGAAAGTGTACCTTTTACTAAAGTAAGTCTTGCTGGTACAGGGGTACATGTATCTGCGGCTAGTGTATGGCATTGGGATGTTGCGGATAATTTTGTTGTTTATACCAATATAACTTGGGCAGTTAGTGATTGGTTTTATTTATATGATGCTACTAAGAATTTTATTGTTAGGTTTAAAGGTAGCCAACAGCTTAATGATGATAGAGTTATAATAAATAACGCATCTACAAGTAGCAATTTTCAAATAATATCTGGCACGCTTTTGCAGAATACATTAGGTACGGGTAGTACAGCTTACATTTTACATGAGACACTAGTAACAGCATCTTTTGAAACACTGGATTGGCAAGATATTATCGGCTTACCTGCAAATATTTCTGCTACGTTTCCAAATGGTGTTTATGGTAAATGGGTACCAATAATTCCACTTCTAGGTACAAACATATTTAATTTTAATCGTAAAAACATTCAAAATAATCAATGGTTAAAAACTATAAACAACGGTACAGCTTGGACTGTTTTAGCTACCCCAGCTACAAATGCTACTAATAATTGGACACCTATCGATGTTACTGTTAATGACGTTTATTTACTATCGTACAAAACTAAAGCATCACAATTAAAAACCAACACAGCAGTGTTAAAACTAAAAAATAATCAGGTTATTGCAACGAATGATAAAGCACATTCCACTTTTGTTACTGGGTTAACTAGCTTAGTGCCAGTTGGAGCAGAGTCAGAATACTTGGGCGTATTATCAGATAAAGCTAACTTACTTACTTATCAAACAAAAAGTATTGTTACAACAGCGGGTGCAATTGCGTCATTCGCGATTGGTACACTTAATAGTCAATATTATTTGCAGATATGGCCTGACAATGTGGGTATTTTAGACTACGACAACGCCGCAAAAATGATTGAATTACCATTTTTTACAGGAGAAGCATAATGAAATATTTCGACGTTTATCTTGATGAAAATAACGAGTTACAACAAAAATCAATCACTGTTGTAAAGCGAGAAGCTCTATCACAAGCGCTAGCTAATAATGAATCACAAGAAAAAATTGATACATTAATTACTCAACATTTACAGTTTATTGATAACGATAGAATTGCAGCACAAGCGTGGTACGAACAATATCAACTAACATTAACGTTAGATCCAACTGAACCAAATACAACGATAACAACACAAAATGCTCAAGGTGTTGATATAGTCACAACTGTATTAAGCCCATACAAACAAGCACTAGCATCACGAAAAGCTATGGAAACGGCGAACACTTGGCTTAAAGGTTTACGTGGTTTAGTAGCACCAGCAAGACCTGTATTTGTTGCTGATGTTGCTAAATTCAAACTTGATAACGTTGAGTTATTTAAAACGTACAACAAAGCACTTGGTGTAAATATTAACGGTGTTATGGTCAGTTTAAATGAATCTAATCAACATGGTTTAGCTGATATATCAGTAATGATTGATAAAGCTATTTCGTTGGGACAATTAATCTTTCCAATTACAAACTTAAAATTAGAAACAGCAACAGGAATTCATGTTTTTGTCGTTAATGACCAAACAGAGTTTGATACTTTATTTTTAACTTTTGGATTAGCAAGAGTTGCAATCGTATAACAAATAGGAATTATTATGAGCAATGTAAATGAACCAACCGCAACAGCCTTTCACTGGTCTATCACCGCTGGAGATGGTAAGAATTATGAATTAGCTTGCTTTGCTGTACAAATATTTAATACTGAGGTTGGTCTTAGATGTGTATATAGATCAACTGGTGGAGAATGGATGTATTTATTATCACCATCACTGTACAACGAGGATAGTTTTGATGAAACAACTACTAAGATTTTGGAATCTATTAGTAAAAAAGTTAG